TCTGCTTCACTACGCACACCAACCACAGGGAAATAGAAGTTTTGTGGGTTTTCGCCAATTATTTTGTGTATGTCCAGAATTGGTGAATTAGCATCGGATATACGAATGCTAACATTTGATGGTAAATGGTTTTTGTATATTTCCCATATCGCCAAACTTTGTTCAGCCGTAATACCATCACGTACTTTATGTCCAATTAGTACAATCACCTCGTTTATTTCGCTACGTTTAGCCATCTCGTTTACAAGGTAAAAATGACCTGATGTTGGTGGCTTGTATCCACCCGGAACCAACGCAACTGATTTCATTTGTGCTTCGGTGAATGGTTGAATAATGGATTGTACTAGTTGGTTCATGATATGAATGTGTTTATTTTTTGTTTGGCACTGTCTAATGTGTCGAATTTTGGTAATGTTTTTACCATTTGCTCTATATCACGGTTTAACTGTGCTTTGTCTGCGTCTGATTTTGCTTGCTCTTCCGGTGTTTTAGGTTTACCTGTTGCGGTTTGGTCAAGTAAATATGGTTCAAGTAACGTGGTAGAGAACGATTTATTTGCATCGTTCGGGTCGTTGTTTATTAATATAAAGTTATCGCCAAATTCGCGCGCGTATGTGTCTATATTGCGATTTACATCGCGCCATGTTCGCAACACAATACCAGGCATTAAGCTACGGTCACGTTCTGCATTGCGCTTAAGTGAAGTTAATGGTGAAACATAAATCATTAGCATTAATGTTGTATATCCAAGTGCCTCGAGTTCCTGTTTTTTCTTCAGTACTGGGTTGGTTGCTGCTCCTGTTCCGTCAATTACTATGTTTTGCATGTTTTTGATGGATTGGGATAGCTTATCTTGGGTAACTTTACGTGCCTGTGCTTGCATTTTTGCTGCTTGCGATAGTTGGTCAGGTGTGAAGTCTTTTTGCTTCATACCCAACCCACTAGCTTTTAGCATTTCCTCATACGTGTCATCCGAATTAATTACGGTCAATGATGACGGAATTAATTGTTGAGACATATATGACTTACCACTACCAGCAGGTCCAGCTAAAAATATAGCGTGTGGTTTATTTTGTATTTCCTTAAGTAATTGTACAAGACTAATCATGGCTATACATATTACAGTTTACGTTTAACTGTTGTTCTAAATTCGGTAAATGCCGGTTTATGTGTTGGGTTTTCAATGTCAAATATGCGTTTTACATTTTTGAATATGTCTATATTTTCCTCAAATGTACGAGTTGACTCAACTATTTCCCAACCTTTACCCTGTAATTTGTCCGGGTTTGGTTTGCGTTTACTGGATTTTAACCACAATACACCACAACGATCTATTGGTTTTTCGAAGCATTCCGTGTAGCATTGCGCATATACGGCTGTTTGTAAATCGTATGTGGTGTGTAAATGGTTAGATGTTTTTAAATCTAGTACCCAACGTTCACCATTCAATTCGATAATTAAATCGCATGTACCTGCTACTTTCAATTCGTCTGAAAATAAATGTACTTCGGCCTCAATTAGTGTTGGTTTATGTGTTTCCCAAAAATCGACAAATCTTAACAACATTTGCCATACATCTGGATTGCATAGTGGTTGTCCAGTAGGTGAAAGGAAACGTAACTCTTCACCATTTAAATATGCTTCGGCCATTTCGTGTACTTGCGTACCTTCCTCCGCTGCTTTTTTAACTATATATTCAGATGCAAATCCAACTTGTTTCAACCATTTTTCAAAGTGTGGCCCTTTTGGGTATGAATTTAATACATAAGTGATACTCGGGTAATAATGTCCATTACGGCGATAGTAACGTGAATCGGGAAGTGTGATTTGTTGTGCATCGTCGGATATTTCCAAAATGCGGTTATACGATCGTTTAATTTTACTCATATGAGTTGTAGTTTACGTTCCATTAATCTATATTGAGTTAATGGTTGTGTGGTTTGTATTAATTTGGTGAATACCTCAAATCCGAGTTCAGATGGGTCTTTCCCACTTAATTCGACCAAATATACTTCTTTGCCTATATTGAGTAGTTCTTCGCAGAACTCAATTGCCTTCTTAATTGCGTCATTGTCTAGTGCAATATACACTTTTTGTACGCGGGATTCAACTAACTTTTTCATTAGTTGTGGTTGTATGTTTTTACCCAGTAATGGTACTACGTTGCGTTTAATGGCAATAGCATCAAATGGACCCTCACACAAAATGATGGGTAAGTCCCAGTTAATGAACATCTCAAATGCTATTATGTCACGCGATACCATCGGGTTACGGTATTTGACGTATGGTTCGTATTCAAATGATCGTGCGGTAAAGTAATTAAGTTTACCATTACTATCGTATGATGGTATGATTACCATATTGTTGTATAAACCACCTTCACAATACCCGATACCGTATTTAAGTATGTCCTGTGGGGTTAAACCACGGGATTTTAAATAGTGGTATGCGTGTTTTGCTACGCGGGATTTATTGTCGATGAATGATTTGTATTCTTTAGGTAACTCGAGGGATATGGATGGGGTGGTGGATGACTGCTCAGAATACGTTGATTTAACGTGTTTCTTAAGTTCGGTCATATATTCCGGTGAAACGCTTATTTGCTTAAATAAACTGCGCACCGTTTGACCTTTAACACCACATGCCCAACATGCCCATCTGTGTTTACCGTCTGCGTTTTCGAGTAATTGTATTTCTAGTTTCGGTTTAGGGTGGTTACATAACGGGCAATGATATGCAATGTTACCTCGCGATGTACGTTTACCTTGTCCCAGTACCGAATTTACTAAATTAACTAATAACTCATTTACCATAATGTTAAATATACGAAATGGGTATGGCTAGGCAAAGTCTTTTGAGTAAAACTTGGCGAGTATGTTGGTGTTTAGCCAGTCGCTGGATTCCAATACACCATATATGAATTGGTGTTTAGTTTCGTAGTATGTGAGTAGTTTTTTGTTTGGTACGAAATGGATTATTTCACGTGTGAATTCGTCGTGTTGCTTGTTTTTGATTGCGAGTTTGATGGAGTCTGCGGAGCCGTAATATGTTTTCCAATCCGATTCCTTGGTTACTAGTTTGGTGGTTTTAGCGCGGCCACGGGTTACGGGTTGTTCGGCTAGTTCCTTTTTACCTAGTTTTTGGTTGGTGGAGTGATATAGTGATTTTTTACCTAAATATCGCTTACCAGTTGGGATGTGTGTTGTGATGTAAATGAATCCGAATGTACCTTCAGGTATGTCTTCGAGTGTGTTGATGGGAGTGTTGTTGTATAACCACATATAAATGTTTAGTTATACATATCAAAACATATCTAAATTAATGATGATGTTTGTATCCGTTACACTAGACACCGGTAATGGTTGTGCTAATTTGGCTACTGCTAGTAATTCTTTGTCGTTATTGTATAGCCCAACTGTGGTGATGTATGGGTTAAAATATGAACCAGTTGCGAAATCAGATACTATACCGCTGTTTGAGCTACCCGAAATTAATGATGGGTTTTGTGAAAATGAAAATTCGTTTTGGCGGATAGTACATTTGTATTGGGTTTCATATATGGTTGTATGACTCTGGAATGAACAGGTAATTGGTGAGTCGATGAAGTCTTGTACGGTTGGTGTTGTATTTAGTACACCGTAACTTGAGGTCCCATATATACCCGTTCCGTATCCACCCATGTCTGATGCATCGTTGGTTATTATGATCATACCGTGTTCGTAAATGACGTCTCCCATTTTGGACCCATCATACATTAAATTACCATTACCGTCATCGGATATTGAACCGTGGATGCAAGTTAATGTAAGTGTATTTGGCTCAATGTATTCGCCAAATAAGTTTGATGGGATAGATATTACAACAATTTCATCGTTGTAGTCTTGCGGGAAATAACGATTAGCGGGTAAAGTTGAACCCAAATAGTTGTAGTAGTTTGGTGTATATGGTTCACCAGTTATGGTACCGTCAAGGTTGAATGAAGCCGTAGATAAAGGGGAGCCATCTACTCCGTTTAAATAGTTAGAATAATATAGTTCTTGTACTGAACGGTATACCAGGTGTTGATCTTGTGGGTATATATCTCCAGTGGATAACGATTCGGTAGTGTTTTTACCTGTGTAACGATCAATACCAGCGTCAAATAACGCAGCATCCCCACTGAATGTAAATGATTTGTTTACATCAAATGGGGAGACAACTACGTCAGATGTGGTAAATGGTTTAAATACACTCATTAATACGAAAGTTTAACTCGCAATAGTGATTCTTTGGTGAAATCTTTCAATAATGGTTTGGATAGTTTAGCTACGGCCAATAACTCATTTGAATCGTTGTACAATCCTACTGTAGTAACATATACTTGTGGATGGTTGATGAAATTGTTGTATATAACTTCACCGGTTGATCCTGAAATGAAACTACTATTTGCTGAGTAATTGAATTCACTGTTTCTAGCACGCACAAACACATAGTCGGAGGTAATTGTTTCTTCCGAGTTAAGTTTGAATGCTCCTAATGCCTCAAATAATATTTTGTTATTATTAGCGTCAGTATTACTTGCTCGGTTTGGAACAAGTCCAATAGTTTTTAATGCTACTGGGTTGAGTATAATAGTGCCTAAATCAGGGAATACTAAACCATATGAACCAGATGCAGGAGTATACCCTCCGGTGGTGCTACCAGCATGGGGAACTCCGTTAGATCCAGATATTAATTGGAATACTCGGGTAGACCCTAGGTATTGTGTGGTTAATGTTGTTTGTGAATCATCTGTCAATTTTAATGATTGACCACCAGTTCCATCTACCGTAAGTTGGAGTGAACCCGGGAAGAACGCTTCTTTATATCGTGCGCGGTCTACTGATACTGCCCAAAAATTTGAACTAGTTACAGAATTATTACCCGACCCAAATATGAAACTTGAATTTTCATCTTCTAATATCATGGAACGATATTGACCATATATTGTGGATGTTGGTGAATTATGATTTACAACATTATTATATAATAAACTACCACTACCATCAACATCACCGTATGCAACACTAAACTGTGGTTCAGCTATAGAGTGAGAGTCATGATACGCGGTCATGTAGTATGGATTTACAACGTTATAATATGGTGAAAATTGGGATAATTGTGAGGATGAATAAAATGGATCTAAGGTATAATAACCTGTTGACCATACTGGACCCGTAATTGAATCACTACTTACTACGAAATCTTCTGGGTCTAATCTTTTAAATGCCATGTTTATGCTGTTTTAGTAATTGTAATTGGAATAGTTACACGAGCACCACTGTCTAAACCTATAACGGTTAATGTACCGGTTAATTGGGTATTTGAACCGAATAATGTATTTACAGTAGTTGCACGTAAATTGATTTGTGTACCTATTACTGTTTTGGATACATTTGTACCTAGTGTTACTGTTGCTGATGCGTTTTGAGCATTTGCTGCATCTGTATTAATACCAACACCATTATATGTGTTCATTAAACGCACATCTGAAATTGTGGCTGAATATCCACTAGTTTCATATGTTTGGTTGTTTCCTAAATAGTTTAATGTTTGTGGTGATATAGATAAAGATGAACCTTGCTGCAACGATATAGATGAATAACCTAAATTAAGTACAGGCATTTTAGCTGTACCACGAGGTAGTGTTGCTAGTTTGTATTTCATGATTTGTGTTTCAATTGGAAACGCCTCAAGTAATGGCATGTTTTCAATTGCTTCACCATAAAATGCAGAACCAGATGGGTGGGATGGGTTATACAAAGTATAATCGATTTCGTCATCGGCTAATGCGAATTGGGTAATACGGAATGAACCGTCGTTTTTTGCTAGTGCCTCTCTACCTTTACGGGTAAGAATAGCATCTATGGTTAGTACGGAAGGATCTAAATATCCCATATGATATGTGTTTTAGTTTATAATTATGCAATATACGAATAAATATTACTACAGCAAACCTTTTTGCGTAAGATCCATGATAAATGCGTCAATGTCTTTATCTAGTTCAGGGACTACAAATTCAGGTTTGATTATATATGGAGCTGATGAGTTATTTGGGCGGAAACCTTCAATTATTATCTGGCTAGCATCATCTACATAGCGGACAAGTGAATAGTGGTTGATGTTAAGGCTTGATGGTACCTGGTTGTTAAGGTATACCATAATTGAACCAGTGTTATTCACGGATTCAGTGGTCACATAATTAACCATGAATGATTTTTTCTCGTCACCTTCAAATCTAAATATATCCCCACGTTTTACTCCCCATTCAGTTAATATGGTATCATACCCTGAGTTAGGTATATCTTTCATATACCACGTTGGTGTAATTAAGTTGGATTTATATGAACTAACCATAAATGATTGTGTAGTATATATAGCATTTGATCCAAATGATGCTGATACCCATATATTGGATGGTACTTGTATTGCCGGTTGGGAACCGGGGGTTGGGTATTGATGGGTTTCTGAGCTACGGTATATTAATCTCCAATCATCTTCATCTACACCATATCCTGGGTCTGTGACGTTTGTTCCACGTATTCCTATGGCAATGTCTTTATTAGCCAGATATGCTAGTTGTTCTTGGGGAACTAAATATGAAATTACAGGAGAATACCCACCAGATGTTGAATTATCCCAGAGGGTGTTGGGGAAAAATGTAGCTGAAAGTTCTGTATATTGGTTAGAACCACTACCTAGATATTCTTGGATGTAAAGACCAACCTTCACCCCACCATCTGTACCATTGTCATTACTGCGTTTTACTATACCTACACTGGATGTTATATTATATGAGAATAGTTCGTCTATGCCTGAAGGTAATGTATGTAAGTAATAAAAATAGGTTTCATTGCTATTTATATTTCCACTGGAGCCAGTAGAATAAAATGACATTTCATGATTTCCAACAGCTGGGGATATTTGGTTTTGTATGTCAATATTTTCTACCCACTGTGGTGGTTTAGATCCAGATTGATTATATAATACAGGTTCAATTCTAGATGCACCACGAATTATTTTTCGATATGCTTTATCAGGATTTGAACCGATACTAGTAGTGGTACTAATACCCTCATTGCGTGAACTAATGAATACGTTTTCATCGGTAATGAATGTACCTTGGTTGTTTTGCAATGAGTTTGGGGTTGAGTTGGGTACACTAACTGTACCATCAGCATTAATTAAATATTTAATGTGTATTTTGGATGCATCCTCATGTTCTGGGGATAAACTTAAAACTGAATCACAATATGCAATAGATGTTTTAAGTAATTGTGCGGTTGGTGTCTTACCTATGTTACCTACATCTCCTGGGGTCCATTCGTTTATTTTTTGTGAGGTTGATTTACATCCATAATATCGAGGGAGTGTATATGCTTTGGATGGGAAATATGATGGAATTGCTAAATCAGTATCACTATTTGATTTACTTGCTGAATCAGCTATGAGTAAATCAAAGTTTACAGGGGATGTAGCGTTGGTTGAATAATCCACATTTTGATACACTGGGTTGGATATAGTATCCATTGCATTGTTTAGCAGTGGGTATTCATCTGTTAATGGGTCAGATAAACTTTGGGTAGTTACAATCATCGCTGAACCATTTAACTCACCATTGTATAGTTCATCTTGTGTAGAATGAACCTTAATTACTGAGCCAGACAACGTAGATATTACTTCATTGAATGATTGTGAAGGTAATGTTGATTGGTTAAGCATTCCACCTGTACCACCACTGGCTCCAACCAACGGCCCGTCTTCGTAGTCGTTCCATTGTGGTTTCACACTACCAGATATTTCTAGCAATGTGTGGGTCATTTGTGGTTGTGCGTATTTGTTTCGCTCAAGTAAATGTTGTTTTACAACAATACCAGATGCTAAACTAGTACGCGCCGGTACAAAATCACGAATCATTTTGAATAACGAATTGTCGAAGAATTTGATTAGTCGAATGAAATCGGTTAAATTGTATCTAGTTAAGTATTTTGCGAAATATTCATTACGTAACCTGTCCAAATCTGGGTATGTTTGGTTTGGTGATGAGCGTAAGCTAGGGTCGCCAATATATTCACCAATATTGAAATTACCCAATTGCGATATAATGTCGTCGTTTAATTCGTTTTGTGGTGAAAATGCAACCTCTAAATAGTTTATGTTTGGTGTGTAGCTAGAACTAGCGTGTGTTTGTTGCATTAAAGCCATGAATGGCGATAACGTATTACCAGATGGAAGTACGTTGTTTTCCACGCGTATTTTATCCGATATCGCGTTTTTAATACCAGCTACGGGTTGGTTAAAGTAAAAATATTCGGTATTTGGTACGAAATGTGGGGTTGAGTCGAAATAAAAATTACTATGGTTAGTAAATGAATGAGTTGTATTCCAACTACCTGCTACTTTAGGGTGAATAGATGATGTCAACATATATAATTCACCACCTACAGGTGCTCTAAATGCAAGTGTATTTGGTGATTCATTCGTAGTATTACCCTCAATTGAATACGGATTCATGGTGTAATTAGCGAATATTTCATTACTCACAGCATTTGAATAGTATCGAATTTCTTGGTATGAACCGGTGAATGGTGAATATGTTGCGGCTAATGCACCTGTACCATCATATATACCAACATCGTATACTATTATGTCGTATCCAGTAGGATCAGTAGTTGAGAATGCTGCTGGAAAATATGATGTATTGGTTGATATCCAATTATATCCAGTTGTGTCTATGGATGCCGATGCACTAAAACCTATAGTGTCTGTATTGTTACCACCACCAAGTAGTTTGTTTTGGGCTTGTAGCTCAAATTGAGTACCTGTTTTATTTACCATTACTGACCACCATTCACCGTCAAAGAACGGCATGTATACACTAGCTGTTGCTGTGTTATTATTGGTGTTTGGGTAAAATGTTAATGTGGCGTATTGGTGGTATGGGTCAATAATTGAACCGCTGTAAGATGCAGATGTATATGCAGATCCAGTATATGTTAATGTAAGTGCGGCTCCACCATCGCCGTACCATACACTTTGTGAGCGCTGGATATTTCCATGGGGTAAACCATCTGTTTTAAAGCGGAACATTAATGTTGATGGTACATTATCTGCTGCGTTCCAGTCAGTATTTAAATCCCAAGATGACGATATAAAGTTACTACCACTAGTTGAGAATGCATAGTTAAATTCATTTTCCCATGAATCCCAGTCGTTTGTGTTTACTCGGTCTTTACCACCATATTCGTTTATTCTTAATACGGTATCAGGTATACCATACGACGTTATAAGTGCGCGCAATCCAGGTAGTGTTCCTTTAGATTTAAGCAGGTATGGTAAGTTATGGTAAATGCGTTTATATAGCGATTTATTTACGTCGTCTAACGCAACATTATCGTTGGATGCTGATATAAGTGTGTTAACGTATTCAAATCCGGATGGAGTTGGTAATGATCCGGTAATATTTGGAAATGGAAATATACTACCGTTTGGGGTAAGACCTAAGAACGATGTGAATAAATCGTCATTGGTGAAACTGTTTTGGTATAGTTTAACACCGAAATCCTTAATAGCATCCGCAACTAAATCTTTGGATATACCGTACTCTAAACGGTTGTCTGAATTGTATTTTGATGATACTTCATTGTAGTATACCCAGATGTTGTCGTAATGTTGTCCAACCATGTTTACGAATAATTCGTATTGTTGGTTTGCGTCATCTTCCCTTAGGTATTCTGGTATGGAGTAAAATAAATTGTCTGGGTTTGTATTGTCATACAATGATGCAGATAAAATTTCACCACCATATACGTTACTGTATTCGTTAGTACTACCGAACCAATCTGAAACGGCAACGCTGTTTACTTTTGCTAATTCGTATGGTAATGTAGATGTAGTTTTAGGCCACGAATGTGAACCCGAAGTATAGTATAAGAAATAATCATAACCATCGAAATTGGTGATGATGTTGTCTATTTTACTAATGTATGTTGCTTTACTGCTGCTTATTTCGGTTTGGGATGATGTAGTTGAATCAAGTACAGCAATGGAAGCTGAATATTGTTCGATTAATGATACTTTAGCATAAAAGTTTTCCAAACGTGTTTGGGCCGAGCTAAAATGAACAAATTTACTAAAATCATTGTAGTCGATGTTTATGTCGATTTCTTTGGATTCAAGTAAACTATTGATTTGACTGAATGAGCTAGATAATGGGGTAGCAATTATGTCGGCATAAGATAATTCTGCGGTTGAATTATTTACTTGGTCTTTTAAGTCTAAATTAAAATTAGGGCCTTTAACTGATACCGTATCACTAAATATGATTGGCTCATCTTCAAATGCTACCTTATATGCTACTGGTTCCTCAATTATTGTGTTAACCCATAACGTAGTGTTTAAATCATATGAATCTGGTAATGGTTCATATAATTTGATTAATATGGTTGGGTTGGTTGGGTCTTCATTGTCTAATACTATGTTATTAGCTATAGTATATTGGTTGTCCCCAAAATTTAAATGAAAGTCAAGGAAATATGAACTAGATTCGCGCTCGTTGATAAACATATTTGTTTTTTCAACAATATCCGCTTCAGTTAATGTTGTGCTGTCTAAACGTATTTCGGTACGGTCTGAAGATAATTCAGCTATATATAAAGGTTCAATATCTGAGCCAATTTGCTTATTCAAAAATGAATAATACGCTATGAATTCGCCTTGATTAAATCCAAGGTTAGATAAATCTGTTTCAGGGTTGAATGTAATTTGAGATAATGTATTGGTATCAGCTGATTGGCCGTTATTCAATACAGAATAATTTTTAAAATTATATTCAGTATAGAGTAAATTTTTATTATTGTCATACACAAAGAATTCAATATTACTCGAACCAGATAATGATGTATTTACCTCAAATGTAGGTATTAAATTAGTATCTGTTATTTGATATGACTGTAAATTAAAATCAGTAGTGTCTATTTGGGTTATTTCAGTAGCCATTAATAACTAATATTATTTTGTTTGTGTTTGTAACTCTGTTACTTGTTTTTGGGATTCAAGTAAATCCATACGTAATTGGGCTATTTCTGCTTGTAACGCTATTATTTCGTCTAAATTTTGTTCGTAATTAACATATTCACTACTTTTCTCAATTAGGTAAGTATGTGAATTGTTTCCCGTTTCCGGAATTTCGTAGAATAATTCATTATACATTTCAAATAACTGCTCTACTGTTGGTTTAGCAGCAATTTGTTGTTGGATGGTTTTAACGCCCAACTGTTTAAATGAAGTGTCAATTACTTTTGAATATTGACCTTTATTGTAAACTTGTTTAGCAAATGTAACATTCTCACTCATTAGTTAATCACTTTAAAATAATAATTGTCGTCAAATAATACAGTAGAACCGTTAATTTCTGATTTAATTACTATTTGGTAATAACGTTCAGGTTCAAGACCACTCATATACACCGTAAAATAATTACCTTTTGCATCGGAACTAATCTGCGTATATGTTTCATCGAATGTACAAACATAATCGTTGGTATCCAAGTCTTTTATAGCAAAATATGAAGACGTTGGTAAATAATGTAAATCCGTAAAATATGAACTGGTCTGGAATGTACGAGTTGGATATAATGGGCTTACATTTAAATAGAAACGATTGATGCTTTCTGGGTGGAATGTGGTTGGGTTTTCAGCTAATGATATTTTAATGTCTGAAGTATTAACTATACTAGATGTTGCTGATCCAGTTAATATGGTTTTGTAGTCTCTCCATCTGAATTCTAAGTGTGGTGGGTATATAGTGTTAGTGTCTACACTATAGTATTTTAATGATGGTTCAACGTTTGCATTGAATTCGAATGAGCTGGATAATTTGGTGATGAAACCGTTATTTGGTATTGTTTGATTGTACCATGATTTTACAATTGGTGTAACGTTTAGTTCAAGGTCTTTTTGTGAACGCAAACCAAATGATTGTGTTATGTGTAAACTAGAGGTGGTAAACCAATTACCTCCACCCGTTCCGGCATTTGATCCCGTATATGAATAACCACCAATACTCCCAGACATATTCCAAGGTGTATTGTATGTAGCTACATTCCAAGACGCGCCATCTGTTTCTTCAGGTGAATCTCCAAAATATCCGGTACCGTTGTTCCATGTTTGGGCAATAGGACGAATATCAAGAGATATGTCTGTACCTATTCCTTTAGCAGTAGATATGAAATTGCGTAGGTATATTGAGTGGGAAGCATTACCTATAATGTTATTAATAACATCTGCTATTTCAGTATCATCATATAACGATAAATAACGTGCTACTTGTGGGGTACCTGAAATATCTAGAGTATTAGATACCTCACACATAGCATCTATCCCAGTATTGGATGTGGGATAGATAGTATATAGTGTGGTGTCTTGTAACGGGAATATTTTATATATGGCCATTTATATTATTTTATTATAAATATGGCAATATATAATTTTGCTATAGAGGGGAAACGCGTCCTTTAATGTCTTGTTGAGGGTATCTTAATTCAAATATACTTGGGTCAAGGGATGGGTATATTACATTGTTTTGTGTAGCACCAAGTATGTCGTATGCATACGGAGAATAACCTAAAGATGTACCTGCTTTGTTTTCAATAGTGACGGATTTTACCGTTTGTACACCTTTAACTTTATCCAAAAGTATATATAAGTCACGCATCATGATTGGTTGATTGATTTGCCACTTGTCGCGGTTGAAATAATCCTGGATTGATGATATGCAGTTTAGTATTACTTCGTTGTTGTTTGAGTTGGGTGTAACTATTATTTCGAAATTAACACCAACATTAATTATGAATGCATCTCTAATTTCAATATTATCACCAATCATTCTATATTGTGATAGATATGTGCGTAAATTATTTTTTAATACTGCAGTTGGGTAATCTAATTGACCTTGTGCATTTTGGGTTAATACATACAAGTTAAGCGTTTCAATAGTAGATACTTGGTTGTCAGTTAGTTTAGGTTGCTCAATATATGCTTTAGATACTGAACCAAAATCAGAAGGCATATTTAAAGCGCGAATTAAATAGTCTTCAGCAGTAACAGAACGTTGTTGAGCCGCTACTGACATTAATGTATTTTGGCGTATTTCGTCAATAGTGTCTCCTCCTTTACCTCCACTAGCAGCTATTGGGTTATTTGAAGCTAATGATGTAAATATGTAATTTGAAGTAGTTGGATTTAAATTAAATTGGTTAAATTTAACATTAGCCGTATTAACATTGGTTAATGTATTAGCGGCAACATTTGATGAAACACCACCACCTGTTAAATAACGAACAGTTAATGTAGTATTTGATGGTGAAATACCATAAGTTCCAGTGCATAGGAAGTTGGTAGGTGAATATGCTGAAGTTAATTTAGTTTGTTTAATAGGTAAACCCATTCCTACGTTATTGGCATTTGGTGTGATTTCTTCGTCAATATTGTTTGAATCACCAGTTCCAAATTGTAATTGTAAATTGGTGTTTGATGTGAATCTAGTTGCGAACCGTCGCTGTACCTTTTTTAATCGCATTAAATACGGAACATCTTTGCCACTATTTGGGTCGTTAATGTTTGTGTTTTTAATTGGGTCAATTACCATTTCTTGACCTAAATGATCTACTTCATACCACACATTTCCATCTGAATCAATTACATCCAGTATTTTAATTATGTTTGCTGAAGGTATATTGACTGTGGTGAATGGTTGTGAATCACCAAATGAAAATGTTGTTGTATTAATGGTAGATGATATAGCGTGACGTGATTTTTTTAATAAGTAATATTGAGGTACACCACCCGCTATTTGATACACTGATACTTCAGTTGGGTCTTGTGAGCTGGATGTAGAGAAATCAATTTTATCTTGGATAATGAATGATGCACCATTAGCTGATACAGTGGTATTTTCTCCAACAGTTAATGCGTAATCATAATCCGGTATTACATTACCACCACCTATTGCTTTGGATGGGACTTGTTGATAAAAATCAATTGTGGTTTGTGCTGCAGTTGTTGTTTTTGGTTTATACCCAAACATATATGCTAATTCGTATATGTTGTTGGTTTGTTGGGCATATTGGGTGAAATTCTCTTGGATTTGATTATCTAAATAAAAACTCAATACATCACCAACATATGCAGCTTGTTCCATAAACATCATCCCCGGTGAGGATGGTGAAAAATCATTATACGTGTTTGGGAAGTATGTTTTGGTATACTCTATTAACCGCTGTCTAAAGTCTGAGAAGTCTCGGTTAATGTATTTTATATCTTTATCCATTGAATGTTATTTGTAAGGTATCAGTTGTATTAGTATTTAATATTGAATAGGTCATTGACACATTTACAATATTAGTATCAGGTTTACCAGTTACGGTTAGTTCCTCTATTTTTACATTAGGGAAATACTTAGATGTTTTTTCAGATATATCTTCTTTTAAGAATTCCAAGTTATTTTTATCCATCTGTTCAAATAGGAATGATCGTAACCCACCACCAAATGTTGGGTTTAATGGGCGTTCTCCAGGGTTGGTTAGGAAAAAATTAATTAGGTTATTTTTGGTAGAGTCTTTGGTTTGATAATTAGATGAGAATACAGAAGGTGAGCTGAATGGGAGGTTTACCCCCACAGCTACACTTTCTTCTAAATCAATAGGTTGTATTTGAACCGGTCCAAATGCCATTATTTACCATTTAATAAATTCATAATTTGATCCATACCTAATTCACCGTTACCTAGGTTACCATTTACAGGATCACCTACAGCAGATGGGTTGAATTGGTTAATGTCTCGGCTAGTAAAACTCATTGCTGTTTCACCTAATATATTAGCGTATTTCTCTCTAGCATCAAATGTAGGTTGAGTGAATGTTGGTTTATAGTCTGTTTGTGTGGTTTGTGTTTCTTGAATGGATGTTTTAGGTGTTTTAAGTGCTTCTAAAAGTATATCCTTCATTTCGTCACGTATAGCATCACGTACCGCTTCTTTAATTAACTGTTTAAGTTCTGATGTTTTCATATGTTTATAAATATTAAATTAATCTGCTTTTAAATTTTTGGTTTGTATATAGAATGTTAATTCGTCTATCAATATCTGATCAATTGAGCTGAAAGACCACTCTCCTTGTAAAAGATTAACACCACTTCTATTTTTGGCGATTGCTCGTTTACGTTTTAATGGTTTTTCGGTAATTTCAGTTTCTATGGTTAATGTAAATCCATTTATGGTGGGTGGAACTATTACGGATTGTTGTTCTGCTTCTTTAGTTAAATCCAGTAGTGCTTGGTTTAATGTTTCTTGTGATTGTGGTGTGTTTGGAGCACAATGTTGGATGAGTAGATCTAATAAGCTTAAATATTGCATAAGTTGGGTTAGAACTTGACGTATAGATACTAATATCATTAATGAACCCGCGCTTACAGCACTTAATTTACTAATAGTACCTTCAATTTTTTTAATTGAACTCTGAACTTGGGTTATGACATTCATAGGGATACCTACACCGGCTACGGCTACAGGAACAGGGAGATTTTTTAAAACCTGTAATGCTATATTTAATCCACCCAATATACCAGTAGTTATACCTAATGCTTTAGTAGTTACATCTATGGT